GTAAAAGTTACTGCGCGTTCTACAGACTCTATGACTGTAACTCGTGGTCAGGACAATAGTACAGCTCGTGCTTTTGCTATTGGCGATAGATTTGAGTTAAGACCTACCGCAGCTTTGTTTGAAGCTATACAATCTGAATCAGCTGTTGCAGACGGCGACTACGGTGATATTACTGTTAGTAGTTCTGGAGCTACATACACTATAGATAATGGAGCAGTAACAGCCGCAAAACTAGCGAGCACTTTAGATTTATCAAGTAAAACTGTGACACTTCCTGCTGATGTAGATGGGTCGTCTGGTTTGATCGTCAGTTCTAGGTCTTACAATTCAGGTTACGGCTCTGGGGCTAGAACTTCCTCATCAAGCGCATCGTGGAACACTATCGCAATAGGTGGTACTAACAGAGACGCGCACTTTCCATCTGACAACATCAACATTCGTGCATATGTAAAACGTCGGAATGATACACATCTTCGTATACGCGGCTATTTCCCCATGTATAATGATACTGGCAACTCAGGTGTTGGGATTAGAATACGGATGGTTTTGTCAGACACTTCTTCTGTGTATAACTCTGATTCAAACTATTTTACTGTCGGTTTGCTTTCAGAAGGTATGGCTCATGGTTGGGGTATGGACGGTTACGGCGGTCATACATCCGCTGTTATACCTTTCTACTATGATACTGCCCACGGCGGCGGAACTGGGCAAAGCAGCACTAATACATCAAGTGTTTTAGCGTACACAGGCACATTACACTTCTATTTTCAGGGGTATGTATGGAATACAAGTGATACCGTTTATTGGATTGATTACAGCTCTGGTTATCCAAAAAATGCTACTTGGGTTGTAGAGGAGTATATAGCATGACTTTTGAAACACCTGTAGAGATTAGAGCCGCCCGTGCATTGAGTCCTAATGGTGGCGGGTGGGTGCTTGTAGGGGAGTATTCATACGCAAATCTGACATGGGACGCAGACCAAGCTGGTGGCCCCAAGCCCACCGAAGCAGAGTGGAACGCAAAGATCGCAGAGCTGTCGGGTGAATAAAAAGACACTTTTATATATGTTGCCAAATGGTGCATTTGTTAGGACAGAAGATCCACCAGAAGGTGCAATTATTGTAGAAGAGCCAGAGCTTCCTGATGAGCCAGAAGTGGGAGTGGAAGATCAAACTAGAGCAGTATTGGGTTTAGAGGATGAGTAAAAGAATGACGACAGTAGAACTTCAACAAGAACTACTTAAGCATGAAGCTGTTTGTGCTGAGCGTTATGATATGATCATCTTCCGAATCACAAGACTCGAGCGGATAATGCTAGCAGCCGCTGGGTGTTTAATAGTTGGACTAGCATCTATTCTAACAGCAATACTTATAGGAGGTTGATATGCCGGGATATGGAATGAAGAAAGATAAAAAGAAAAAAGTTATGTCTTATGAAGCAGGTGGTAAAGTGTTTAAACCTTGCCCCGGATGTAAGACAAAAACAGCGTGTAAAACAGCAGGCAAATGTATGAAAAAAGTGTACGGTAAATAATTAACTATGGAATCTGTTTATGTTGGAGTATGTAGCAGCGGCGAATGCGGCCTATTCGGTCATTAAATCTGCTGTCCAAAATGGGCGGGAGCTAACTTCCGTTGGTAAACAGATTGCGGCTTTTACAAATGCTACAGATGATCTAGCTAAACACGCACAGAAAAGAAAAAACAGTATATGGTCAAATTTCACAGGTAAAGATGAAAGTGACCTAGAGGAGTTCATGGCTTTAGAAGAACTAAAGCAAAAAGAAAATGAACTTAAACAAATGATGATATACCTTGGTCGTCCGGGGCTTCACAGTGACTATGTTAAGTTTTGTGTTGAAGCTAGGAAACGAAGGCAAGAAGATGCCAAAGAGAGAGCTAGGAAGTGGGAAGAACTTAAAGAAAATATATTGTTAGGTATCCTTTGGTTTCTAGGTATTGCTGTGTTGTGTGCAGTTACTTTCGGAACTGCGTATGTTTTAAGGAAGCGGGGGATAGTATGACTCAGAAAAAACTTCAGAATAATTCTAAATTAAACCCTTTAGATGTTGACGGCGACGGAGTGGTTGATGATCACGAGCTACATGTCGCTGAAGTAGAACACGATCTTCGAAAACAGCGAGCACAGAGACGCATGGCTGCAGCTAGTCTAGTAGCTATGGGCGGATTTACTTTGGCTATGTTTTTTGTAGATATAGCCAGAGTTCAGGCTTTATCTGATATTAGTAATCTCTTTTACATCACAGGTGGCGGTGTTGTTGCCGCTTATATGGGTACATCTGCATGGGTGCAAAAGAAATAAAATAGTGTATAAACAATGATATGGCTACAAAATTAAACGAGAATACTGAGGTTGCATTACCTTTACGAAATATCATCACTATGGTTGTTGCAGCGTCAGTAGCAACATGGGCATATTTTGGTATCGTTGAAAGATTAAATACGCTGTCTACAAATCAAACTATGATGCAGGCAGATGTAGAACAGAACACAGAGTTTCGTATTAAATGGCCTAGAGGTGAGATGGGTTCATTACCCGCAGATTCTGAGCAATTTATGCTTATTGAACATTTAGCAAAAGAGTTAGAAAAGCTACAATCTCAAATAGAAAGCGGACAAGCTCCATTTGATCAACAACAGAAATTAACCTTGGAATTCTACGAAAAAAGGATTAACGATTTAGAAGATAGGATAGAGAAACTTAGGTCTAACGGATATGGAGGTTCGCAATGATTGAGTTAGTTTTTGTTCTACTTCTATATAGTAACGGAGAAGCTATAGAATATACACCCTATGATAAATTATCAGAGTGTTTGTCTACAAAAAGAACAATTAAACGTAATGTTAACGGCGGTGTAAACTTTGATAACCAGTGGAAATGTAAAGAACTAAAAGTAAAGCTGGAAAAAAATTCAGATGGGAGTTATGATATAGTAGAACTTATGGAGGAGTAACGTATGTTACAAACACTAATAGGGCCAGTCACTGGCTTACTTGACAAGTTCATAGAGGACAAAGATCAAAAAGCGAAGCTCGCTCATGAGATCGCTACGATGTCTGAAAAGCATGCCCAGCAGATTGCGCTCGCTCAAATTGAAGTTAATAAAGCTGAAGCAGCATCTGGGTCATTGTTCAAAGGCGGCTGGAGACCAGCTGTTGGTTGGGTTTGTGCAATCGCATTTGCATACCACTTTATTCTAAAAGATCTAATTGTATTTGGATGTGCGGTAGCTGGTGTAGATATACCAGAACTACCTGAGTTTGATATGGGTACACTCCTAACTGTCCTCGGCGGAATGCTAGGAATCGGTTCACTTAGAACCTACGAGAAACAGAAAGGACTAACCAAATGAGTTTTTCACTATCACAAAGAAGCCTAGATAGGCTAAACGGAGTAGATAATAAATTAGTACAAGTTGTAAAAGCAGCTATTGCTTATACTAAAATTGACTTTGGTGTAACTTGTGGTCTTCGAACTGTTGAAGAACAACAACAGTTAGTTGACAGCGGTGCATCACAGACAATGAACAGCAAACATATCGGTGGTAATGCTGTCGATGTGGTTGCTTATGTCGGGCCAAGAATTTCTTGGGAACTTAATCTATACGACGATATTGCTGATGCTTTTAAGACAGCAGCTATGGAACACGACCTTGGTCTTCGTTGGGGAGCAGCATGGCATATACCAGACATCCGAGAGTGGCAAGGATCTATGGAAGAGGCTATGAATGCTTATACTGATTTACGTAGACGACAAGGTAAACGACCATTTATCGACGCTCCACATTTTGAGATTGCATAATGGCATCAGTAAAGCTCATAAAGTTTTTAGGTGAAGCTCCGAAAATATCCTCAGAGTTGTTGCCAGATGGTGCAGGTCAAACAGCTTTTAATGTTAAGCTGTACTCAGGTGATCTACTTCCCTACCGAACTCCGGTAATTGTAGATAACACAGAGCGAACAGGTACTATAAGAACTTTACATGCTTTACGTAATTCAGATAACAGTCTAGCTTGGCTGTCTTTTACTAATGAAGTAGATATTGCTACTGCTACTTCTTCAGAGGATAATGAACAAAGATTTTATTATACAGGCGACGGTGTTCCTAAAGTATCTAACTATGAGTTAGCTACCAATGGGAGTGAGCCGTACCCAGTTACCAATGGGTACTACGAATTAGGTCTTCCCCTTCCTGATACAGAACCCACAGGTGCGGCCACATCTTTTAGTGTTGTTAGTGCTACGCACTATGAGCGTGATTCAGGTAACACAGCAACATTTTACGGATCAAGTGCACATAATCTCCGTACAGGAAATATTGTAACAATTAGAGATTTTGGTACATCTGATGAAGCTAAGTCATTTAATGGTACTAACGTAGAAATTACAGTTATTAGTGATAATAACTTTCAGTATTTTAGCCCCGGTGATCAAGTATCTAAGACTGCTAACACTTCAGGTCGTGCAGATCTAGCCGGTAATACACAGATTCGTACATATATTTTCACATGGTTTACACCTTGGGCTGAAGAATCTATTCCTAGTCTTCCTTCAAACGAATCATACGTAAAAGAAGGGCAGACGCTTACAGTATCTAATTTACCTACTACGCCCCCTTCAGGACAGAATTTTATTCGGGGTATTAATCTTTATCGTAGTGTAGTTTCAGCTTCTGTTACTGATTATTTTAAACTAGCTACACTTTGGTATCCCACAGCTACAGCTAAAGTTGCTCGTTCGTCCAACGTATCTACCGTTACTTTAGCACACCCACATAATTTAATTAAAGGTGATAGATTTAAAATCAGTGGCTGTACAGGACAGACAACTTTTAATACTACAGGTACAGTCGTGTCTGTCGTAGATGAGTACGCATTTACTTTTAACCAGACAGCTATTGATGTGGGTGAAACAGCAGAGACTACAGGGACATTGTTTCATGATGTATCTGAGCTTAGTACTAGCACTGCTAGGTATTGGGGCGATGGCGGCGATTATAGTTTTACTGACGATTTTCTTGTAAGTAGTCTTAACACTATAGTTCCTTCAGAAGAATACGACCCACCTCCTACTAATATGAAAGGTCTTCGTACTGCTCACAATAATATTCTTGTCGGGTTCTTTGATAACCAGTTATGTTTTTCATTTCCTGACAAACCTCACGCTTGGCCTGAAAAATACCGTCTGACATTTGAGTCAGATATTGTAGCGATTGAGCCAGTGGCTGGGTATATTATTGTACTTACTAAAGAATATCCATATTCAGTTTCTGGTAATGATCCAGCGACTATGGTTAGTGCACGTATTGATACACTATATCCATGTGTATCTAAACGATCTGTAGTTAATATGGGCTATGGTGTTGTATGGGCTACTTGGGGTGGTCTTGCAGTATTTTCACCATCGACTGGTATTGATCTTATTACTAAGTTTGTACACGACTGGGATACTTGGGAAGATACTTTAGATCCTGCTACTCTTATTGGGCATTATTACAACGGTAAGTACTTCGGGTCTCATACTTCAAGATCATTTATATTTGAACGTGATGATAAGATCGGCGGATATTTTGTAAATATTCAGTATACATTTAATGCAGCTTGGTCTGATCCTGAGACAGGTACTATGTATTATGTTTCAGGTAGCAACGGAGAAATATTCGAGTGGGATAATGAGGATCAGATTCTTTCGCCGCTAGAGTGGAAGTCAAAAACTATTATAACTAAAGATTATTTAAATCTTGGTGCGGCTAGAGTTATTGCAGATTACCAAACGCCTGATGCAGAAGCTGCTAACATTACTGCATTTAATGCGACTGTACCTGCTCTAAACAATGCTGTTTGGGCTAAAAGTATACAATTAGCTCCATTAAACGGCCCTACAGATTATTTAGATGCTGGCGTTAGAGATGAAAATATAGGTACTTTAAATGCCTATCCTATAAATGGTGATGCACAAACAACAAACCTGAAAGATGTTTCAGGTGTTCTCCCTGTTACATTTAAGTTGTTTGCTGATAAAACCCTTATATTTCAAGCAACTGTCTCCAGTGACGAGATATTTAGATTGCCTACTGGCTATAGATCGGATACATTCGAAGTAGGTGTATCTGGTTCGTCCAGAATAAGGTCAATTCATTTTGGCGAAACACCTTACGGATTGAGGACGGCGTAATGGCTAGATTTACAGCGATACCAGCAGTACCACAAGGAGGTATAACTGACTGGCAAAGTGTTTTGATTAGCTCTGTTAAAGAGAACGTAGAGCTATTAACCGGATTACGGGGTGAATCGGATCTTATTAGTAAAGCAATTACTCAAGGTCAGATAACCGTAAACTTGATGCCTGATCAAGATTTAAAACAGGTAACTGCAAAAGGTGCAGGATTTACTATTAGTGGTCAAGAAGTAGCAGGTCTTGATGATTATGGTAAACTTATAACTGATGTGCAAACTTTAGCAAATGACCTAGCTTTTACTAGGGCAGTGCTAAATGCACTTCTTCGTCAACTAAAAGGAGTAGGCTAATGGCATACAACGACCAAAACGGAAACGGAATGGCTCCTATGCAAGAACCTATGACGCCGTCTGTTTTGGGCGGTGGAGTAGCCGGTGTAGCAGGAGCAGTACCAAGTTCTGTATCTTTGGATTTACCTCCAAGTATACAAACATTAATCGAAACCCCACCAGCAGGTGTGGCTTCAGGATCTATCGGAACTATACCAACAGGTACGGTAGGACAAGACCCTAACTTTCCAGTACTGGATTTTAGGATGCAACCAACATATCAAGAAGGTGGTATGGTAGGGCCGGGCGGGATGCCTGTACGTCCTGCAGGTATACAGCCGCAAGGCGCACCTATGATGAACCCACAAATGATGGACATGCAAGTAAACGAAATGCTAGCACAAAATCCTGAAGTTGTAGCTAGGATACGAGCAGGTATTGAGGCAGGTATTCAATCGGGTGAAGTAAATCCAGAAGAACTAAATATGATTATACAGTTAGCAAAAACTGTTATGCAAAATCCTGAGATGTACCCGCAGATCAGGCAAATGGCTATACAACGAGGTATTGCTACTGAAGCAGATCTTCCTCAAGAATATGATGAAGGAATGCTTATTGCTATTCTTGCAGCTGCTAAATCTATGGAAGCTGATGTACAGTTTGAGGGTGGTGCACAACCAATGCCACAACAGCCTCCAGTTCAAGAAATGGAGTTTGGTGGTATGGTTTACGGCCCTTCGCATGACGACGGCGGTGTACGTGTAAAAATGAAAGGTGGCGGCGAGATCGAAGTAGAAGGCGGTGAATACGTTATTCCAAAAGATATTGTCAAAGCAAAAGGTACAGAGTTTTTTGATAAAATGCTGGCCTCATATAAGGAGAAGTAATGTTACAAGTGGTAGAGAAGGAAAACACAGATCTTAAGTACGAAGCTCAATTGTTATCTACAAAGGAGCTTATAGACAAGTACTGGGGTCAATGTACTCCTTTGCTACAGCGGTGTATAGAAAAAGCTATGCACGGCGAAATGCTTGTAGAAGATCTTTACACTCGAGCCTTAAAAGGTGAGGTGTTTGTCATTGTTGCTAAGAATGATGACACTGAAGTCCCAACTGTCAAGTTAGTTATAGTTATGGAGCTTGTATACTATCCTAGGTTTACAGCTATGAATGTTGTAGCTTTAGGTGGAAAAGACTTGAAAACTATGATACAAATGTTCTGGAAAGATGTTTGTGGTTGGGCTAAGATTTGTGGTGTAAAGAAAGTAGAATGTTCTGTACATCCAGCAATGGAGAAAATTTTAACGTCAGCTGGTTTCGAACGTCATTATGTCTTACTAAGACAGGATTTAACGGAGGTCTAAATGAATACAATCAATCCATTGGTAGTTTCAGTTGGCCCCTCAGCTGATGCTACTCCAATTTATCCAATCACTCCAACCGAACATGGCGGGGGTGTAAAGAAAGTTATCGCAGTAGCGGCGGCTGTTGTAATTCCTATCGCAGCTCCAGCTATTGCAAGTTCGCTTGTGGCTTCAGCAGGTATTTCTGCTGTTACGGCTTTTGCTTCCACTACAGTAGGAGCGGCTGTAACTTCAGCAGTTACAGGTGCAGCCCTTGGTGCTATCACAGCTAAAGTTACGGGACAAAGTGTTAAAGCAGGCGCAATCATGGGTGCTATCGGTGGTGGTCTTGGTGGTTATGGTGTTGCACAAAGAACCGGAGCGGGTCTTGGCAATGTAAACCAAACTGGTATTAGTGCTACATTTGATAGAGCTAAAACATCTATGTCAAATATGTTTGGCGGCGGCGAGCAAAAACTTGCTAGTGGCCCAGATCAAATCGTTGGTGACGGAGGAAATCCCGGCGTTGGTAATGAAGTCGTTGGTGATCCCGGTTCGAAACTTTCTGGTGGCGCGGGTGGTAGCGAGGCTGGTCTGTCCTTTACTGAAAAACTTGCAGCAGTGCCTTCAAAAGTTGTAGATAAGATTACAAATCCAGATACACTTGCTAACCTAACACTTCAAGCTGGTGGTCAGATTCTAGCAACACAACTTATTAAACCGGGTTCGATGCCTGAGTTGTCTCCACAAGAAGCAGAAACATTGGAAGCATATAAAGCTGAACTTCAAGATCTTAAAGCAAAAGATGAAGCAGCATTTAATGCTAAGATGGATGCAGCTAAACAATATGTTGTACAAGCTGGTTACTTCTCTCCAGAATACTTTGGACTTCAAGCAGCTAACAAAACTGCTATTGAGCAAGAAAAGAAACTACGTGACTTCAGACGTACAGCTGGTCTACAGACAGGCCGTGGTGCTATGAGTGCAGCAGAAGAAAGACGATTGGCTCTACAAGCAGGCCGAAACGTACAATCTTCTTATGATGCAGGTTTCCAAAAAGGTATGCAGTCTCAGAACGAAGCTCTTAAAACCGGTTATGGTATGATTCCAAGTGGTAGCCCGATGTATGCAAATGCTCTTGCTAACCAAATGAATTACCAAGCTGGTCTAAGACGAGATCAAGATAAGAAACGAGAAAATATTGCTGAGTTCTTTGGTGGTCTTAACGTTGCTTCTGGTAGTGATAAAGACAAAGATGAGCAGATCGCTGGTCTTAACAAACGTATAAGCGATTTGGAGGGTAAGAATAATACCAATCAACTTGGTACAGGTATTCAGTAGGGGATAGCTTATGAGTATCTTAGGAGAAGCCTTAGGCATAGACCCACAAGCCTTTAACAGAGGCGCTGAAAATCAAATCAAACTGCAGCAGCTGCAGCGTATAGAACAAGAACGTCTTGATAGGATGAAGCTAAAAAGTCCTATGATTGACAGGACTGTTGGCGTAGGCAGTGCACCTACATTTGATGCTTCGGGTTATGGCTCTCCTATGGTTGGTGTTGTACCACCACCTGCTAAAATTGAAATTACAGAACTACCTCCTATCAGTGATACTGATACTACTACCTATAAAGCTCCAGAGAAAACAGACGATAAAAAAGATGAGGTTGTTTTACAGCCTTCTGCAGATGAATTAGCAAATGCAGAAAAAGAAGAGCTACATGTACAAGGGATGCCTTGGAAAGTCGTTGATAAAGACGGCGGTAAAGTAGTTGTACATAATGGTATTGAGTATCAAATCCAAGATGTATTTGGCGATGGTAGTAGTCTACAGATTGTAGATCAGTATGGTCGTCCTAACTTTCCTTTGACAGATGCGTTTGCTAGGGGTCGTGTTAAAGGGATTACAAACACTGAATTAGTACCGATTATAGAAACAACAACTACGACTACGACTACAAC